AGGTCTTTGAGAAGGCCTACGAGTGGTTCACCTTCGGTGCTCGGACGCGTTTGATGCCGGGTGGACGTGTAGCCATCATCCAGACCCGCTGGCACATGGACGACCTGACCGGGCGCGTGACCCGGGACATGGCTCAGAACGAGCAAGCGGACCAGTACGAGGTGGTGGAGTTCCCGGCCATCCTGCAGACCGAGCACCCGAAGACTGGGAAGGCGGTGGAGAAGGCCCTCTGGCCCCAGTTCTTTGACCTCAAGGCACTGCACCGCACCAAGGCCTCCATGCCCGTGTTCCAGTGGAACGCCCAGTACCAGCAGAAGCCCACCGCCGAAGAGGCATCCATCGTCAAGCGGGAGTGGTGGAACGAGTGGCACCGCGAGGAGCCGCCTCCCTGCGAGTACATCATCATGTCCCTGGACGCCGCTGCCGAGACTCACAACCGGGCGGACTACACCGGCCTGACGACCTGGGGGGTCTTCTTTAACGAGGAGACTAACGAGCACAACATCATCCTGCTGAACTCTATCAAGGAGCGCTATGAGTTCCCTGAGCTGAAGCGCCTGTGCCTTGAGGAGTATGAGGACTGGAGCCCCGACTCATTTATTGTGGAAAAGAAGTCAGCAGGAACGGCTATCTATCAAGAGATGCGGCGCATGGGTATACCCGTGCAGGAGTTCACACCTCACCGGGGTTCAGGTGACAAGTTAGCACGACTAAACTCTGTTTCTGATATTGTTGCGTCTGGTCTAGTATGGGTACCACAAACACGTTGGGCTGAAGAACTTGTGGAAGAAGTGGCTGGCTTTCCCTTTATGTCGCACGACGACCTTGTGGACAGCATGGTCATGGCCCTAATGCGTTTTAGACAGGGTGGCTTCATTCGCCTACCTAGTGACGAGCGGGATGAGCCGACTCCCTTTAAGTACCGGCGCGGAGGATATTACTGATGGCTATTGATCGCGGGCTGTACTCGGCGCCGGAAGGCCTTGAGCCTGAAGTGGAAATTGAGATCGGTGATGAGGAAGGCACGGAGTTTGAAGTCGAGATCGTTGACCCGGGGATGGTCACTTTTGAAGATGGCTCCATAGAAGTCACCATTATCCCCGACGCCACTATTGGCGACATTACCGAATTTGATACCAACCTCGCGGAGTTCCTTGAAGATGGCGACCTAAACTCCCTCGCTAGCGACTTGGTGGGCTATGTCACCGCTGACATTGACGGTCGAAAAGAGTGGGCCGACACCTTTGTCCGGGGTCTCGACGTGCTGGGCTTCAAGTACGAAGAGCGTACGGACCCGTGGGAGGGCGCCTGCGGCGTGTATTCAAACGTGCTCGCCGAGGCAGCAATTCGCTTCCAAGCGGAAGCAATGTCTGAAACCTTCCCCGCCGCAGGCCCGGTCAAGGTTAAGGTGTTGGGCGAGGAAACGAAAGAGAAGCTTGAGGCAGCTCAGCGCGTAAAGGCGGATATGAACTACGAGCTGACCGAGCGCATGGTGGAGTACCGCTCTGAGCACGAGCGTATGCTCTATAGCCTTGGCCTCGCCGGTTCTGCCTTCAAGAAGGTCTATTTCGACCCGAATCTGGGCCGTCAGGTAGCGGTCTACATCCCTGCAGAAGACGTGATTGTGCCCTACGGCGCGTCGCATATTGAGACTGCAGAACGTGTTACCCACATCATGCGCAAGACCAAGAACGAGCTGCGCAAGCTTCAGGCGGCTGGGTTCTATCGCGACGTGGAGCTGGGTGACCCCGAGCCGTTCCATACCGATATTGAGGAGCGGAAGGCCGAGGAAGGCGGGTACTCACTCAACGATGACGACCGGTTTACGGTCTACGAAATCCATGCGGACTTGGTTATTGAAGGGATCGACGACGAGGATGACATTGCTAAGCCCTATGTCGTCACCATCGAACGGGGTACTAACGAGATTCTGGCAATCCGCCGAAACTGGAACCCAGATGACCCCCTCACCCTCAAGCGCCAGCATTTCGTCCACTACGTCTACGTGCCCGGGTTCGGCTTCTACGGCCTCGGACTCATTCATATCATCGGAGGGTACGCCAAGGCTGGCACCTCCCTCATCCGCCAGCTAGTCGATGCAGGTACGCTATCTAACCTTCCCGGGGGCCTCAAGTCCCGTGGGCTGCGTATCAAGGGCGACGACACGCCGATTGAGCCCGGCGAGTGGAAGGACGTGGACGTGCCGTCTGGGTCCATCCGCGACAACATCATGCCCCTGCCCTACAAGGAGCCTAGCCAGACCCTGCTGGCCCTCCTGAACCAGATCACGACGGAAGGGCGACGCCTGGGCGCGATCAGCGATATGAACATCTCCGACATGTCGGCTAACGCCCCGGTCGGAACCACGCTGGCGCTCCTTGAGCGGACCCTCAAGCCCATGGCTGCAGTACAAGCCCGGGTGCACTACGCCATGAAGCAAGAGTTCAAGATGCTCAAGGCGATCATGGCCGAGTACGCCAGCCCGGATTACAGCTATCAGCCGCATAGAGGCGAAGTGAGTGCTCGCCAGATGGACTACATGATGGTGGACGTGATCCCCGTCAGTGATCCGAACAGCAGCACCATGGCCCAGCGCGTCGTGCAGTACCAAGCAGTGTTGCAGATGGCGCAGCAGGCCCCGCAGATTTACGACCTCCCTCAGCTTCATCGCCAGATGATTGAGGTGCTGGGCATCAAGAACGCCGACAAGCTCGTCCCCACGGCAGACGACGCGAAGCCGACCGATCCGGTCAGCGAGAACATGGACGCCCTCACCGGCAAGCCCATCAAGGCGTTTATCTACCAAGACCACGACGCCCATATCGCCGCGCACACGTCGTTTATGAAGGACCCCATGATCGCCCAGACCATCGGACAGAACCCGCAAGCACAGCGGATCATGATGGCGCTACAGGCGCATATTGCGGAACACCTCGGGTTTAGTTACCGCAAACAACTTGAGGAGAAGTTGGGAGCGCCGCTTCCCGTGCCGAATGCAGAGCTGCCCGAGGAGATGGAGGTCGAGCTGTCCCGTCTGGTGGCAGAAGCAGGTAAGCAGCTTGCTCAGGCTAACCAGCAGAAGGCCGCTGCACAGCAGGCTCAGCAGCAGGCTCAAGACCCTGTGATGCAGATGAAGCAGGCCGAGCTGCAGCTTAAGGCGCAGGACACCCAGCGGAAAGCCCAGAAGGATATGGCTGACCTCCAGCTCCGCGCCGCCGAGCAGCAACGGAAAGTCCAGAAAGATCAAACGGATGCGGCCCTTGAGGCCCAAAGACTTCAGCTTGACCAGACTGAAATCGCTGTAGAGGCGCAGAAGGACGGCATCAAGCTGAAGCAAGCCCGGCAGCAGGCTGACCGGGAGTTCGAAATGAAGGTCCTGCAAGACATGCAGGCTGTTCGTAACCAAAGGCCGGATAGAGAATAACCATGGCAAAAACCGTCTTTGACGTGCTGAACGACCAAATCGACGAGCAAATCTCGTCCGCAAAAGTCTTTCTGGCTGCGGGGTCCGCTAAGGATTACCCCAATTACCGGGAAGTTGTTGGCCTCATTCGGGGTCTTGAAGCCAGCAAACGATTCGTAGAAGACCTCTCGCGCAACTTTATGGATGACAACGATGACTAACGTGGCCGAAGAATTAGTTGAAGGTGCCCTTGAGGCACAAGTAGAACTCACGGAAGAAGAGCTTGAAGCACAGCTCCCTAAGCCCGTGGGCTATCGCCTACTTATTGCTCTTCCGCAAGTTGAAGAGACCTTTGAGGGCAGCGAGCTAATTAAGACCAACCAGATCAAGCATCAGGAACAAGTACTGTCGATCATTGGTGCCGTTATTGATATGGGCGATCAGTGCTACGCCGATGAAGAGCGGTTCCCGACCGGCCCGTGGTGCAAGCCCGGGGATTTTGTAATGTTCCGTGCTAATTCTGGCACGCGTTTCAAGATCGGCGGTACTGAGTACCGTCTTATGAATGACGACAGTATTGAAGCTGTTGTTACCGACCCTCGCGGTATTACGAGAGCGTAAGGAGTAGTAGATGGCTTTCCAACAAGTCGAGTACGAATTTCCCGATCCCGATAAAGAGGACAACGCGGAGATCGAGATTGAGATTGAGCCCACCAGCGCTGAGCCTATGCAGAAGCCCAGCGCCAACAACGATGACGACGTAGAGATCATCGAAGAGGACGGCGTTGAGATAGAGGTAGTAGATGATACGCCGAAAGCGGATCGTGGCAGGAAGCCGTCCGAGCCCCCTGAGGAGGTCACTGAGGAGGAGCTGCAGGACTATTCGGAGAAGGTACGGAACCGTATCCGCCACTTCTCTAAGGGCTACCACGACGAGCGTAGGGCCAAGGAGGCGGCACTCCGCGAGCGTCAGGAGCTAGAAGCTCTGGCTCAGAAGCTGATGCAGGAGATTAAGCGACTCCAGCAGCACACTAATAAGAGCCAGCTAGCCCTGCTTGAGCAAGCAAAGCAGAACGTGGAGCAAGAGCTTCGGATCGCTAAGGCTCGCTATAAGCGCGCTTATGAAGCAGGCGACGCCAATGCAGTGCTGAAAGCTCAAGAGGAGCTAACTACTGCGCGGCTTAAGTCGGACCGACTTGCTAATATCAAGTTACCACCTTTACAGGAAAAAGAAGTTCCTGTAGAAACGCAACAACAGGAGCAAGTTTATAACGCCCCAGCAGTACCTGAAGTACGTGTTGACGCCAAAGCCCAGGATTGGCAAAAAGAGAATCCATGGTTTGGCACCGACGATGAAATGACTAGCTTTGCGCTGGGGTTGCATTCGAAGCTGGTCAAAAGTGGGGTTAACCCACAGAGCGATGAATACTACGAGACTATTAACTCTCGTATGCGAAGGGTCTTTCCAGAGAACTTTGAGGGCAGTGAGCTTGAAGGACTTGAGGAAGAGACAGAAACACCGGTTGAAAAACCGAAACGCAGTACGAACGTGGTCGCACCCGCTACGCGGAGCACAGCACCTAAAAAGGTCACCCTAACGCGAACACAGCATGCCTTGGCGAAAAAGCTAGGACTTACGCCAAAACAATACGCCGATCAGGTTGCACTGTTGAGGAAACAAAATGGCTGAGAACCGAATTAACCGTGAGCTAGAGACCCGTGAAAAGACGGCCCGTAAACGGCATTGGACGCGACCGGAATTGCTTCCCTCTCCGACGCCGGAAGATGGCTACACTTATCACTGGGTACGGGTTAGCACGCTCGGTACGGCGGATGCTACGAACGTTTCCTCCAAACTCCGTGAAGGCTGGGAGCCTGTGAAGGCAGTAGATCATCCCGAAATCACCATGGTCACCGTTGAAAATGAACGGTTTGCGGACAACGTGGTGATCGGCGGTCTGATGCTTTGCAAAGCCCCGGTGGAGCTTGTCGAAGAGCGCAATGATTACTTCAACCAACAGACGAAGGCTCAGATGCAATCTGTAGACAACAACTTCATGCGAGAGAATGACCCGCGTATGCCTCTCTTCAATGAGCGGAAGACGAAGGTCACTTTTGGTTCTGGGTCTTGATACTTTCTAGGAGCTTAAAATGGCTTATCCGACTGTAAGTGGGCCGTACGGCCTAGTTCCGGTCAAGCTCGTCAGCGGCACGCCCTT